CTCGTGGTTGCTGTGGACATATGCTTCGTCCTCATCGTCGCCGTCGCAATAATGCCGATACCAGCCACCGCCGCCGTCTTGGACAGCGTTAGTGCCCCCGGTTCCGTCATCTTCGGTTACTGCCCAATGCTCATGCTGGGCTGCCTTGGTAGATGGGAAATTATGAAAATCGTCCAGAAAGAAAAAACCGATACTTGGGTCGAGCCTCACGGGATAAGGGACATATTGCATAAGTGAAAAGCCCTTTTGTGGGCCGCAATGCTCGTCCCTGAATGTGTGGTTTCCCCAATTCCAGACGCCTCTCGATTGTAGTTCATTTGCCATTTTATTCTCCTGCTTTTCTGTGCCGCTGGGGGCCCGATCCCGGGCCCCTCAACTTATGGCTTTTTTTTGATTTTTATTTCGTAGCGGGGGATCCCTTGACTTCCTTATCTGCGGGGGATCCCGTGACCTTTTTGCCGGTCTCTTTTCTGACTCTCTCACGGGGGTCTTTTTTAACTCCCTTCCGGGTGTCTTTTATGACTCCCATAAGCATAAGGTCCCGATACGTCCTCCCTGAAAGACTCTCCAATTTTGTGCCTTTTGGGTGATTCCTCCAGGGTTTAATAAGAGTTGCTGTTGTAGGTTGTGCCATTAACTCTCCTTTTTTCGCCTTTATAAATTAATCCGAAGATTAAGTTACGTAGCTGGCCGGGTCGACCCGAAGCGGGTGTCTGATAACGGTGGCTCCAATAATGGCGCCTGCGCCGGCGGCCACAGCTTTCGCTGCGATAGAAAAATAGGCGCTGGCCACATTGAGTTCAGATGCCTCAACTTCAATGATCTGTACGGTATTTTGGTGCCCGGCGGTCAAAGTCAGGGTTTTCCCTGCAATTACGGCCGCTAGTGCCGGGGTGGCAAGTGGTGCATTTCCCTGCATAACAGAAATGACGGCGGTTGCCGTCCATGCTCCAATTACGAAAATGACGGCGGCATGATGAGCGTTTTTCATCGACCAAAAAGCGCCGGTGGTTGTGGTTGTTGCCACACTCTGGGATCCAAATCCCAAAGTGGTTTTATGTGTTTTTTGGAATTCTAGGTGTGCCATTTTTTCCTCCTATGCCCTTGTCGCAAGTTCGACGATTGGGGATTGGGTACTCCCGTGATGGGGGGTGAAAAATGTTGGCCACCAGGGCTGTCCGTCCAAGCGCATCACAAATCGGAAGGCGGTCTGGTCGTAATCGAATTTCAAATGAATTGAGGTGGCATACTGGATTCCGGCCCCTCTTCCGGATTTCAGGCCTACGAGATATTGGCTCCAATCCACGAGCAAAATGTCTCCAACCGTGCCGAGAGTGGAGGCGTGTTCTGTCCACAAAATTGGTTTCCCCATCAATGTATCATAGGGTTTTCCGCTGAGTCCGTTTGCTGGGAGGTATGCGGCGGATCCGCCGGTTCCTACCGGAAGGCTCATTGAGGCGATCTGTGGGAAAATATTGAGATTAGCAACGAAAACTGATTTGGGTAGGCATTGGGGATACATCCGGGAATACATTTTGGTAATATTATTATAGACGATTGTGGCTGCGGGCTGTCCAGCTTCTTTGGGTACGGTGATTCTGCAGGCGGCGTTCAGGATTCCCTGTGGCTGTCCGGCTCCGGTTCCCCTCATTAGGGCCTGGTCAATTTTCCAGGCGATGACATCGGCTGACTTGCCTTGCAAAAGGGGCTCCATGGATATGATCGAATCTTCCAAAAGTTCATCTGTCGAAAATACCAAAACAACGAGCTTATTGAGGCGCAATGTGACCTTTCCGAATTTGGGTTTGGTGGCTTGTTTGGCCGCTTTTTCATCCAGCCAATATGCCATCATGGCGCCGTGTAGATAGGATGTGTGGTCAAAATCTTTTTGAAATGGGATCCCGATTTGGTTTATGGCCATCGGAATTTTGGTACATTTATTGATGAAATTTGAATTCTCAAATCCTTTCTCAAGCATGTTTTTGGAAAATTCTGCGGGGGTCAAATATCCGCCCTGTTCAGGATCTCCAATTTCGAGTGTGGGGGTTCCGGCTGTTTTCAAAACCTCATTATAAGATTTGATATCAGCGATCCATTTATGGAATCTGGGGCTGGGGTCTACGGCTTCCCTTCCTGCCCGATAGACGTCTTTTGCAAAATCTGCGAGGCAATCATATCCGCCATTACTTGCGAGTCCAACTTTTTTATTTTTGTTATCGGGGTCTATGTCCTTGTCGCCGTTCTGTCCCGGGAGTTTACTTAATTTCTCGACCTCGGTTTCAAAGTCCTTTTTCAAGCTCTTTGTCATTTCTGTCATCAGCGGTGTCATTTCTGAGCGGACAATGTCTTTGAGTTCGGATTGTTTTATAAATCCGTCTTTGCTGTCACCTATAACTTGTGTAACGATTCCGGCAACGAGTATCTCGAGGTCTTTCTTTGTGAGTTCCATGTTTACTCTCCGTATTAAATTTCATCTTTCTTTGCTGTTGCGAGCGTTTACTTTTCGTTGCCGGCGGCCGTTATTCCGGCGGCCTTACTTTTCATCCGCCCGCTTTTCAGCGTAAACGATGATTTATATCTGCCCAAAAAGTGCAGAAAAATCGACCACATAATGCGGTCGACTTATTTCCTTCAAACTATCTTCCCTTTTTTCTTATCGATGATGGCCTGCAATTCTCCCCCCAAATCAAGCTCGGCCAAAACGGTTTTGATTGCGCCGATTATCTGGTCTTTCGTGGCTGGGTTAGGTTTTTGGAGGCTGATTTTCACGGGCTCATCCTTATCATCTTCTTCTTTTGTAACAGGTTCTTTGTCAATCGTCAAAAGAATTTTTTCTTTTTCTTCCTTTTCTTCATCAACAATAACAATTCTTTCCTCTTCGGGATCCGGTGGCTTGTCTGTCAATGTCAAAAGCTGGGAGAGCTTTTTGGCTGCGGCTTTCATGGCTGTACTGGCATCGGAAATTGCGCCGACACAATCCGTTATGTGGGCCCGGGTCTGAGCGCTCAAAGTCCGGCCGGTTTTCGCTTCCAGGTCTTCTCTCAATTTTTTAATATTTTCGCTCATATCTTCAAATAATTCCCGGGTAACGATCAGGTCTGTGTCTTTTGCAGCTTCAAATTTTATGCCGTCGTGGCTTTCGCAATGCGCCTTGGCCTGGGCGGCTGTCCAGTTTTTCTTCGGATACCTATATCCCTGTGTCGTGGTTTTTGTCTTTCCCTTCAGGCGCCCAATTATGATGCTGAAAGGTTTCCCATCCAGGTCTCTCTGGATCGTCCGGAAGCTGCCTGGTGTAAATTTCTTTGGATCTTTAACCCTGCAGGAATGGGTGTTTGGTAGCGGTTTGGTTACGACTTCATCCTCGATTTTCTCGCCGTCCTCATATGCCCGGTCGCATAGCCACTGGGCAATTTCCTTGATTTCATCGGGTGTTTGGATTTCGTCTGTCTCAATAATCTGCTTTAAATCATCCGGCATTGATTCGCAGGTTAGGCATCCTTTTGTCAATCCGTCTTCGCAGAGGTAGTCTGCCCATAATATGAATTCCTCGCCAGGGCTGATTTCTTCAAATCCTTCCTCTTTTCCTTCTGTACCATCCTTTTTCTCCGCTGCGCCTTTGCCCTCTTTTTTTTCTTCATTTGTCTCCTCTTTAAGATCGAATATAACCGTGTTTCCCGGTAGGCCCTCGATGATCTCTTCAAAAGAAATTACCAATTGCTTTAAAAGTTCATCATCAATCTGGAATTCCTTCGCAACCTGTGCCGTCATGGCCTCCCGGTTTGAAGGGATGGCCACGGCGCTGTATTCCAGCAGTTCCCATTTGTCGTGAATATACCGGATTTGGCCTTCATCTGCTTTCCATGTCCCCTCTGCTACCCCGCCGTCTTCCGGTTTTGGCTTTGTCCCCGCTATGGGAATAAATCCTACCGACCAGGCGTTCAAAAACCCGCCTTTATAAAGCCGATATATTTGGCTGGCCCGTATTTCCTCCATTGCAAATTCTGTTATCGCCCACCATTTTTCGTCTTCCATCTTAAGAGAAACATTTTTCGCAATAATGTCGTCGGGATCCCGGTGGCCATGGCTCCATAAAACCATGCGATTATCTTTATAATGCTTCCTCACCATT